GGCTTCGTAGCTTAAGCCCTGCCCGGCTCCTATAAGCCGCTGCTGCAGCTTGATATAGCTGGCGGCGTCCGTTGCCTGCCCGGTCGGGTTTACGACCTGGATCTCGTCCCCGGCGTTAAGCTCTTTTATCATGCCGGGGCTGATCCGCTTCCCGTCGTAGTCCTCACGCGGCCTGCTGTCCTGGTTTATTCCCCTTGCAAAGTTTCCCGTTGTAGGAATAATCTTTTTTACGAAAACCGCAAGGCAGGCGGCTATGCGCTCCTTTACGCTTACCGCCGTCATAAACTCATTCGCGTCCCTTACCCTGGTAATGGTCGGGGCCAGGTCGCTCATCTCCCGAACCTGGGAGGGGCGGTCTTTCGTGAAGAAATAAATAATATCCTTCGCCGGAACATATACGGGGTCAATCTGCCCGAAGCCGTCTACGTTATACTGCCTTATCCAATAGCCGACCGGCTTGTTATAGGTGTTAAGCTCTATTCCTCCAATAACGCGGCATTTCGGGTTATGCGGCGCTACTCTGCCGGTGTCCAGCTCGTCAACCTCCAACGCCTGCAACTTAAAGGGCAGCAGGCCGCCTCCGGTATAGCATTTCTTAAAAAGGATTCCGCCGTCTACTTTCTTCCGGCGCTCCGCCATTCTAAGCATCTGATTAAAGCTCTGCGTTTCGGTTACGTCGCAATTTTTACGCTTGCACCACTCCGCCCAGGCTTCCTGGATCTTCTTATTAAGGGTTTCGTTGCTGGTCCTTGCCCGAAGCGTCCAGCCGTGTCCTACTACGTTCCGGCGGTAAGCTCCGATTATGCTGTTAGCCATGTCGCTGTTTCGCTCAAGGTCCCGCGCCCTTGCGCGGATCGTGTCCCTGCTGTAGCGATCCGTTTGCTCCGCGCTCTGATTGTAAGCCACCCACCCGGCGTTAAGGCGGTCGTAGCTTCCGGCGTCATAATGGCGCTGTTCGTCTAAATACTGCCGCCACGCCTCCCTCCTGGCTCCGGCTGCGGGAGAAATGAAGCCGATTATATTGTCTAATACGTTTCCCACTTCTTTCCCTCCTATCTCCGGTCAAATACTGCGACGTAGCAATCATCCAAAAAGCCCGGCGTATCTCCGGCGACCTGCGCCGTAAGGTCATTTTTAATGTCGTAAAGCGTCTTAAGGTCTGCCCGGTTAAGCTGCCGGGAACCGATTTTATAACTTTGCCCTCCTACGCAAATAGCGTAAATAGCGTTATTTACTTCGGTAAGCATTTCCTGCGCTGTCATCTGTTGTTCCACCCGGTTTCCTCCTTCCTATAGCCAGCTCTCGTTTTGGCTGATCCATTCTTCCTCCGGCGTGTACTGCTCCTTCTTTTCTGGCTGGGCCTGCTGCTGTTCGCCCTGCAAATGAAGCATCCGGACGCCCAGGGTGTCGGCTGCTGCCATGGCGTATACTTCGGCATCTAAATAATGGTTGTCGGCGTGGCTGTGCTTCGGCACCCATTCAAGGCGTGGCTTCGCGTTGCCGTTCTTAACGAGGATTTTATGCTCCGCCGTAACCTGCGCGGCGTATTCCTCGTCGCAGCCCTGGTAAACCATCCAACTTGCCCGCCCGTTTTTCTTGTGCATCCTGCTGGCGATCATGTCCTTATATTTTCCGCCGTCAACTATAACAAGCTCCATTCCGTATGCCCTGGATGCCTCTCTGTTTACGGTGCTTATTTTAAAATGGCTCTGCATGGGGTTGCTGGAACCTTTAGCCGGTTTCGCCCAGTCCATATTGTCGACGCAAAAATCGTAAACCGCGTCGGCTTCGTAGCCGGAGTCTATGAAGCAAAGGTTTACTACTGCAACGCCGCCGCCCTCTATCTTATATTCAAGGTTCATAATGCTCTCAACCTCTGCCAGGTTGTATGCCTGGCCGTGGGCTATATTCTGGCTTGTAACGTAATCGCCCCAGGCTCTTATGGTCCAATATACGCAATTTTCTTGAACGTCTACGCCGCCGGTAAGAAGTTTCGCCCATCCTGGGACTATAAACTCCGGCAGCTCCGTCTGCCTCTCTAAAACCAGCTCTTTGCTGGTCTTTAGCTTGGTATCTTCCCACGGTTCCGCAAGCCAGGAATTTACAAAGTTTTGCAAGCGCTCCGGGTCGTCTTTGCTGTCCATAAATTCCTTCGCAATTTCGGAAAACCGGACGAAGGGGCTATAAAGCACGTTTATCCAAAAACAAACTTTTTTTACAAACCGAGTTTTTTTCTTTACTATTTCCCAGCGTCCCTTCTTTACGGCCTGCTGTTTCTGCGCGTCTGAAATAACGCAGCCGCATTCCTGGCAAACGTAAAAGGCAAATTCCGCCCGGTCTGCGTTGCTTAAGCCTTCCGCCTCGTCTACCGGCTCCAATGCGCCGAGCTTCTCCTTTATGGCGTCCTCGCCGTAGGCTTCCACCAGATCCTTATCCTTGCCCGGCCACTTAAGGTTGTCAAATTTAAGCTCTATAAACTCCCCGCAGTGTGGGCATGGTATGAAAAAATGTTTTTCTGCGTCCGCTCCTTCCTTGGCCTTCCATATATGGTTCGTGCGTATGGTCGGGGTGCTGGTTATATAGACCTTGCTGTTTCGGAAAGTATGTGTACGTTCTTTCGCCAGGCTGATCGGGTCGGCCTCCTTCTTGCTGGCTCCTGGGTACTTGTCTACCTCATCCAAAAAAAGGTACTTCATGGCAAAAGAAGCAAGGCCGGAAGGGCTGTTACTCCAAACAAGTTTTATAAACATATCATCAAAGTCAAGCTCCAGGTTGCTGCTGTTCTTATCGTACTTTTTATAAAGCGTCGAAGTGCTTTCAATCATGGGCTTTATTCTTTTTTCTGATACGCTGTTCGCCATGGTTTCCGTCGGGTAAACAACTTCAACCGGGGACGGGTCCTGCTGGATCGTGTAGCCTAACATATTAAGCTCGACCTCCGTCCCCCCTACCTGGGTACACTTGCAAAAAATAATTTCTTCCGTTTCGTAGTTTAGAAGCTCATTCATTATCTCTACAAGGTACGGCGTCCGCTCGTTATTCCATGGGCCTGGTTCCGCGCTGGTCCTGCTGTCAAGCATCCGGTACTGCTCCGCCCACTCGGATACTGTCATTTCTTCCGGGGGGTTCAAGTATTCAAGCGCGGCTTTTTGGTACTGTTTGCAATCGTATTTTCTTATGCGTAGCTGTTTAGGCTTCTGCACGGTTCTTTCTTGCCTTTTTCTCCCCCGGTTCCTCCGGTACGCAACCGGAAACAACAAAAGCCCGAAGCATACGCTTTACTTCGGCGTTCATCTCCTTTTCTACGCGGCGGGCCTCCAACGGCTCCAGGCTGTCGCTGATCATGCTTACAAGCCGGGAAGGAATACTCAACGCGAAGCGCTTAAACGTAACGAAAAACTTTTGGTAATCCAGCGCCACTTCCTCAACGTCAACATATTTCCCGGCGGCGATCTCCGCCCTCATGCGGTGCATCTCGCCCTGGCTCTCCTTTAAAGCGATTTCCGCCTCCAGCTTCTGCTGCCTAAGCTCCGTTTCCTTTTCGGATTTTCCCTTGCCGTATGCCTTATCGCTCAAATACTGAATATATGTTTTAATGGTCGGCACCAGCTCGTAGCGCCTGCCCTCCCCTGGGATCTCCGTAGTCTTAACTACGCCCTCCTGGGTAAGCTGCTGTACTCTCCGGACGGTAACGCCGAAAATCTGCGCTATGACCTCAACCTTTACGAACTGGCCGCCGCTGCTCTTTTCTTCTGCCATTACGCTCCGCCCTCCCTTACTCTTACGGCCTTCTGACCGGTGTATTCCTCCCAACGGTCAATAATAATGTCGCAATACTTTTCGTTAATCTCCATAAGGTACGCGCTCCGGTTTAGCTGTTCGCAAGCGATCAGCGTCGTCCCGCTGCCTCCGAAAAAGTCAGCCACGTTATCCCCGTACTTGCTGCTGTTAGTAATCAGCCGCCCGAAAAGGGCGACGGGCTTCATGGTCGGGTGCTTATCGCTGCGGGCCGGTTTCTTCTCGTACAAGACCGTTGTGTCCTGCTGCAGCTTCTCCCGGATGCCCTCAATGTAGGCGACAAGCTCCGCTTTCTTCATGGCGGTAAAGTCTATGTCGTCCTCAATGAAAACCGTATCTTGCCCGCGTCCGCCTCCGAAGTAATGACCGGCGCCTTCCTTCCAACCGTAAAGAATAGGCTCATGCCGCCAGTGGTAATCCTGGCGGCCTATGACAAACTGGTTTTTCTCCCAGATCAGCGTCTGCGCCTGGTAAAAGCCCGCCTCCCTCATGGCGGTTCGGAAGTTTATACCCTCGCTGTCGGCGTGGAAAATGTAAACCGAACAGCCGGGCCGCGCTGCTTCGTTGAAATTACAAAACGCCTTGTACAGAAAACTGTAAAAGGCGTTATCGCTCATCTTGTCGTTTTGGATTTCGTTGCTGGTCCTGGTCTTATTCCGTTTATAGGAACGCTCCAGGCTCTTGTCTTTGGTTTCGTAATCTACGTTATAAGGTGGGTCGGTGATGATAAGGTCGGCCGTTGCTCCTTCCATCAGCCGCTCAACGTCGGAAAGGTCCGTAGCGTCGCCGCACATCAGCCGGTGGCTGCCTAACTGCCAAATATCGCCGGGGCGCGTCCGTATCTCCGTAAGCTCCTTCAGCTTCTCGTCCGGGTCGTAGCCGTCGTCGTTTGCCTCCTGGGTAAGCTCAACGGCTGCAAAGAGCTTTTCGATCTCGTCGCCGTCGAAGCCGGTAAGGTTCACGTTATAGTCTGCCTTATCTAAATCAATCAATAAATCTTTTAAGGCTGCCTCGTCCCATTCGCCGGTTATTTTGTTCAAGGCAATATTAAGCGCCTTTTCCCTGGTCTTGTCCATCTCAACAAGAATACAGTCCGCCTCCGTATAGCCTAAATCAAGCATAACCGTGCGGCGCTGGTGGCCGCCTATGATGGTATTGTCTGAATTTATAATAATCGGGTCAACGTACCCAAATTCTTCTATACTGGCGGCTATGCGCTGGTATTCCGGATCGCTGGGTGTCAGCGCTTTACGCGGATTATACTCCGCCGGTTTAAGGTCTGAAAGGTTCCGTTTTATCAGCTCCATGGTTCCGTTTTCCCTCCTTCCTATGCTTCGCGTAACGAAAAGCAAAATTTTTTTTCGATTTCAGCGCCGAAAATACTGCGCCTTCCCCGCCCCGCATGGCTTTTTAGGTCTTGGAAGTACCTTTTAATTTTTGTGCGGCTATGCCTCCGCGCTGCGCTGTCCGCCTGGCTGCCTTGTGTCCTGGCTCTTTGCTTGCGCTGTGCGCCGTGTGCCGTGGCTGCCCTTGCCTCCCTTGC